TGGTTTTTTCTGTTCTTTTTAGCTACAGAATTAAAAATGACTATTAATCAATTAACAGATAAATTAACACAGGAAGAATTAATAAATTGGATCGCTTATTACGAATTAAAAAGAGATTACGAAGAAAAAGCAATACAAAATGCAAAGGATAAATCACGAGCAAGAAAACGATAAAAGCGGTACACTAAAATAAAGTTTTGTATTTGCTTTGGCTAATTACGGTGTAAATATAAATTTTAAAGTAATTGGTCAATCCAAGTTAGATAGAGCATTAAAAAAAACAGAGCAGTTAGATAAAAAAGTTGATCTTTTAAACAAAAGAGGTATTAAAGGAATTTCAAGTGCTGTAAAAATTCTTGAAAAAGAATTAGCAATTAAAAATAACATTTTAAAAGCAGATAAAGCAATTTTAAAAGTAAGACAAGAACAAGTAAAAACAAATAAAGCAAACGCTGCCACACAACCTATTCCAAGGACGGGTGGTGGATTTGGAAGTGGTGGAAGAGGTGGTGCTGGTCTTAACAGTGCAATAATAAGTGGTGTATTTCCTTTGTTATTTGGACAAGGGCCATTTGCTGCTCTTGGTGGTGCTACTGGTGGATTTTTAGGCGGTAAATTTGGTGGTCAGATGGGTGGTTTTGCTGGAGGTTTAGCTGGAACTGCTATCGCTACAGGGATTCAAAGTGCAGTTACTGCTGTTGGTGAATTAGGTCAGGCTATGAATAGTTTAAATCCCGATATAACAAAACTAACTGAAAAGATGGGAATATTAGGAACAACAGAACAAAAACGTTTACAGATTATTGAACAAACTGAAGGTAAACAGGCTGCTTTAAATGAAGCTTTAGAAATGATGGGGGATAAAATAGGTGATCAAAATGTACAGGAACTAAAAGAATTTGGTGAAACTTTTCAAGAGTTAACAAATAGTACTGTTTTATTTTTTACAAGAGTACAAGCAGCGGTTGCAAAGTTGTTAAATCAAAGTTTGGGTGCAATTGAAGATTTTACAGCACCTGGTAAAATTAGAGAATTTATTCAAAAAAATCCAGGACTACCTGCCTTTAGAGAAGTAGATATACAAATTGCTGATCTTGAAGCCAAAAGAAAACAAGGTGGAGGTAGACAAGATGTTAAAAGACTTACTGATCAGATAAATGATTTAAAATCACAAAAAAAAGAAATTGCTGAAACCATTCTTTTAGAAAAAAATAAGGATAAAATACGAGCAAATACAAATAAATTAATTACTGCTGGTTTAGGAAATTTACAAAAAGAAAATGAATTAAATAAAGCTATTATTGCAGGTAAAGAAGAAGAGTTTTTATTAAATCAAGCTGTTGAAGATAAAATTAAAAGTATGGGTTTGAAGATGGAAGATTTAAATACAACACAATTAGAAAGAATAGAAAATGACGTTATTATTAATCAGAATTTATCAAAACAAGCTGAACTTGCTAAAAAGGTAAATGAATCTTTTGAAAAATTAAAAGATACGATTGCGATAGATATAGGAGACGGAATAAAAGGTTTAATTAAGGGAACACAAAGTTTAAATGATGTTTTAAGCGGTGTTCTTGATAGGATGGCTGATGCTTTTTTAAACATGGCTATTTTTGGTAATTTTGGAGGTGGATCTGTAACTGGTGGTATTCTTGGAGCTTTAGGTTTTGCAGCAAATGGTGGACCAGTAACAGGGGGTAAGCCTTATATAGTTGGTGAAAGGGGTCCAGAATTATTCACTCCAGGGGTTAGTGGCAATATCACACCAAATCATGCTCTTGGTGGATCTACAAATGTAATAGTAAATGTAGATGCCTCTGGATCTTCTGTTGAAGGTGATGAACAACAAAGTAGAGAACTTGGTCGACTTATATCAGTAGCAGTACAATCTGAATTAGTACAACAGAAAAGACCTGGAGGTTTACTTGCATAATGGCTACTTTTCCTTCAATCACTCCAACATACGGACAACAAAAAAGATCAGCACCAAAAACTAGAATAGTTCGTTTTGCTGATGGGTATGAGCACAGAATATTATTTGGACTCGCAGAGCATCAAAACCCAAAAGTTTTTAATTTTACTTTTGAAGTATCTGAGACAGACGCGGATACTATAGAGACATTCTTAGATGCAAGAGCAAATGATAGTGCCAGTTTTGATTTTCAACCACCAGGAGAATCTAGTACATCTAAATTTGTATGCGAAACATGGTCAAAATCAATTCCATATTTAAACAGGGCAACAATACAGGCAACATTTAGAGAGGTATTTGAACCATGAGTACTGATCCTGTATTTAGTGAAGTTCAAAAAATAAATCCTTCTGCAATTATTGAACTTTTTACATTACAGCTAGATAGCTCTTTACATGGTGCAAATACAATTTATAGGTTTCATGCTGGATCTAGTTTAAATGCAAACGGTCAAATTGTTTGGGCTGGTAATGCTTATTTAAGATTTCCTATACAGGCTACAGGTTTTGCATATCAACGTGGTCAAATTCCAAGACCAAAACTAGTTGTCAGCAATGCCTTAGGAACTATATCTGCAATTTTATTAACGGTGAATCAAACAACTACTGGTAATGATTTAACAGGTGCTACTGTTACAAGAATAAGAACAATGGCAAGATTTCTTGATTCTATAAATTTCCCAAATAATTCAAACCCATTAGGTACACCAGATCCTACAGCAGAATTTAAACGACAAATTTATAAAGTAGATAGAAAAGCAACAGAAAACAGAGAAATTGTAGAGTTTGAATTAGCAGGGTCGATTGATATGGCTGGTGTTCGTGCACCTAAACGCCAATGTACCCGTGCGTTATTTCCTAGTATTGGTACGTTTAATCAATGAGTTGGAAAGATGACGCATTGGTTCATGCGAAAGACCAGGATCCTAAAGAAGCAGTAGGACTTTTATTAAATATTAGAGGCAAACAAAAATATTATCCATGTCAAAATTTAGCTATAACAAGTCATCAGGAGTTTATTCTAAATCCAGAAGATTATGTAAAAGCAGATAATTTAGGGGAAATTATTGCTGTTGTTCATAGTCATCCATCAACACCACCAATTCCAAGTCAGGCTGATCGTATAAGTTGCGAGCATAGTAAATTACCTTGGCATATTGTTAATCCTAAAACAGAAGAATGGGGAGAATGTAAACCAGAAGGTTACGTTCCAAATTTGTTAGGTAGGCCATGGGTTTGGGGTGTTACTGATTGTTGGAGTTTAGTTGTTGATTGGTACAAAAAAGAAAAAAATATAAAATTAAAAGATTATGATAGAACTATGACACCACAAGAGTTTTTAGAAAATCCCTTGTTTGAAGATTATGCCTGGCGAACAGGTTTTAGAGAACTTAGACCAGATGAACCATGTAAAAAGGGAGATGTGTTATTAATGTCAATAATGTATCCAACTTTAAATCATGTAGCTATTTTTCTTGGTGATATGGTTTTACATCATTTAGCAGATAGACTATCTTGTAGAGAGCCTTACTCTGAATGGTTGTTAAAATGTACTGGTAAGAGGTATCGCTATGCTCAGAAAAGTTAAACTTTACGGAGAACTAGCTGACTTTGTAGGTCATAAAGAATTAGATGCTGTGATAAATACTACTGCTGATGCTATACGTTTTCTTGTTACTAATTTTCCGAAATTAGAAGCATATATGTCAGATAAACATTATAGAGTTCTTGTTGATGATTATGATATTGATAAAAATGAAATACACAACCCTATAGGGCAATCTGATATTAGTATTGTTCCTGTCATTACTGGAGCAGGGGGTGTAGGCAGAGCTTTAGCAGGAGTGGCTTTAATAGGATTAGCTTTCGCTACTGGTGGAGCTGGTTTGTCATTAGGTCTTAGTGGTTTTACAGGAGGTGCTGGGATATCTGCTGTTGTAGGGAATATTGGTATTGGTCTTACACTTATGGGTGTTAGTGAAATGCTGTTTCCTTTACCTAAACCACAAGATTTTAGTAATGAAGAAGATCCAAGAATATCATTTAGTTTTTCTGGAATACAAAATACTAGTCGTGCAGGAACTAGCCATCCCATTGTTTATGGTGAAATAATTACAGGATCAGTTGTTATTTCTGCTGGTATTGACACTAATCAGGTAACAGCATGACTAAAAAAATTATTAGAGGAT